ATATTGATGATATAGGAGTTACATAGTAATTCTTATATTTTTTTTAAATTTTTTTCAAAATTGACTTCAATTTGAGGTATATTATAGTAGAAGGGATTAATATTAAAATATGAAAATAGTTTTATTATGGAGGTATATATGGAAATTAAGTATATTACAAAAAATTTTGAATTGTTGAATAGTATAGAGTTTAGTAATGTTTATATAAATCGATTTTTTAGGCAAATGGTAGATTTTATAAGAGAAGAGAAAATTTATAGATTGCAAAACAGTATACAAGATGATGAAGAATATGGTTATACTGTAGAATATCATAATCTATTAAGAGATTTAAATATAGAAGTAACATCAGTTAGTTTAAGTGATTTAGGTATTTTATATGAAACTTGTTCGGATATTTTAAGTGCATCAAAATATTGTGGTTATAATATCACATTTGTAGCTTGTGACCAACAAAAAAGAAGTAGATATAATATAATAGGTAAGGTGGTAATAAGAATTATGAAGGATGATAATTGGAGAGGTAAGATAAAAATAGATAATACAAGTATAACAAAGAGTCTTGAGAATAATTTTATAGATATATGTAAGCAGGCATATGCTATTGATAATAAATATGATGTTACAAATATTTATGAAATGTGTATAATTGACCCTAAAACAGCCGAGTATGATTGGTCTAAATCAATTGTTAAACAATTTATAGACAGATATATATTGTTGAAATCTGATACTAGTTATTTTACAAATAAAATAATTAAAGATTATTCACAGACCAATTTATTTAGTAATAATAAAGAAAGTGAGGTGAAGACTGTGGAAGAGGCTAAAATTATTAAAGATAAACATTGTAAGTATTCTGATGCAATGCATAATTATGCTTGTAATTTATTTATGGATAGTTATCTTAGTATTTTGGAAGAGGAGTATCGTAAATTAAATCACACTGTTTCTAAAAAATTTTTAATGACTCAAATTAAAGAGCCCCTAGTAAATACTGTATTAGAGGGTTTTAGTGCTGAAATTGGAGACCGTGTAGAATTGGCTTCACAATCTATTTGGGGATGGGTTAGAAAATTACCGGAATTTAGAAAATATGCTTATGGTGAAGGTATAATTGAGCCTGAAACTCAATATCCAATAGAAGAGGTTGTAAATAAATTAGAAGATAATTCTGCTGATGATGTTGTTACTACCATTAAGATGCAACCTGAAACATCTGAGATAGAAAATATTGTTTCAACGGTGGAAGATACACAAGAAGATGTTGTTGATGATAGAGCACTATTTTATAGGTTTATAGTATCTGTAGATATTAAAGTATATAGAAATAAATTATTCGGACATAAATTAGAAATAGTACATTATAAAGATAGTAATGTAATTGCTCAATCAGAAGATGCCGCTTGGGTACAAGTAGAAACACGTATATTATCTAATTTTTCATCATTGAGGACATTAAAAGTTGAGCCAGATGCGACAACAAAACAGATAATTAATACGGATGAAGTTTATTGTAAATAGTTAATTGATAATAAATAATTGCACTGGTGTTGTTACCAGTGTTTTTATGTATTAAAAATTTAAATTGAGGTATTTACAAATATAAAAAATTGTGATATAATTTTTTTGAATTTAAGTTAATTACATATATTAAATATGGTATATGATATTAAATAGTTTATTTAAGGAAAGGAGAGGTGTAATTTTGAATACTATTAATTTACACAAACAAGATATTCTATGTCCAGATTGTGGTATTAATTATATAGATGAAGAAAGATATACTAATTATAAGAAGTGTATTTCTTGTGCTAGAAGAGAAACACTAGCTTCTACAAAAAATTTACCATATATTAAGTATATAGAATTACCACCAGAGGAAAAGGTTAGGTTAGAAAAACAGAGAGCTCAAAATAATGCTTGGGCAAGAAAGAGAAATAATAAGGATGTTGATGATAAATCACAAAATATAAAAGTAGTAAATACATCTATTGAAAAAGTGCCAATGGAGGAAAAACGTACAAATGAACGTATAGTTAAAGAATTTTTAATTTACAAGAATTATTTAGATATGTCTTATGTATCTATTAAAACAACTGAATTATATGGGCAATATTTAAATTTTTGCAGTACAAAAAAATATGGCATAATGTCAAGAACTGTTTTTTATAATATTTTATTAGATGTTTTTGGGTTTAGTAGAAAAATGTCAAATGGATGTAATTATATATATAAAGGAGAAAAATCTAATAAATCTGTAAAAATAGAGACTATACAAAAACCTAATGTAACAATAATTAAACCGAAAAAGACGAAGATTAAAAAGAGGGTAAATCAAGTATATACAGATGATATAGTATCAGCTATACTGGAGTTATCTAGTACAGATAAAACTGTTACAGAATTACGAAATGAAATTGTGGAGTTATTTCCAGATGCAAATATTACTACAGCTAATTTTAATAATATTATAGTAAGAAAGCAAGTACCTCACAAACCTTTTGATAGGCGTGAAGCTAGAAAAATTGTAATTAGTGACGCTGAATATGAAAAACTAGAACCAATAGCGAATGTTGAAATAGCTGATAATACAGAAGTTAAATCAGTATCAAAAGATAGTACAGTAGATGCAGATGGTGACCCAATAAGATTAGTGCCAATAAAGGGTGAAGTAGTATCAGTATTAGATGAAAGATTTAAAAAAGACAAATGTCGCAATCCACTAAATTATACTATTAGTGATTATATTAATATGTTAGAGATGTTTGATTATCTATCAAATCATATAGATACACTAATAAAGTTTAGAGACAGGCAGTTTAGTATAGTAAATGATTATCAATTTGATATAGTTCACGAAATGGAGAATGAATTGGCTGATGATGGTGATACATATTTTCAGGATAAGATGTATGTATTAAGAGATTATAGGCGTTATATGGAGATTGATTATAAAGCGTTAAATGTGATGAAACCATTAATTAATACAATGAAAAATGGTATAAATCCAAATAATCCTGTTGAAAAGTGCATTAATTCGTTGAAGCAATTAATACAAACAAATGGACAGCCAAAGTTTGTACCAAGAGTAGATGTGGGTATGGCTAAAAAATATGATTGGGCATTATTGCGTAATTCATTTAATAAAAGAATTGTAGAAACAATGGGAGACACTTTAGAGGGTACAGCTTCAAAAGATGAACAAAAAGAGCCTGAAGCAAATTTACAGGAACAATTAATGCAGATGGAGAAAGACTTGAGGAAGGATAATGCAATAGAAACTAAAGAGGATATACCAATATCAGTAAGAATGAATGCTAATTTAAGAAGGTTAAAATCTAATGTTGTTTTATCAGAGCAACAAATAAAATCAGGATTTAATGTATACAGAGTATCTTGTAAAATAAGTGGCGGTGGATATGGTGTATTTAAAAATTGGTTTAAGGATTATGCTAGTATAAAAGAGGATATAGCAATGGATTTTGCAAAACAAGAACTGGCTAGATTAAAGGCAACTAATAAAGGAATACTAGTTACAGATTTATCTTGTACAAAAATATTAGATAATGAATAAATGGTAGTGTAAGTAGAATATGATATTTAATATGTTTATATCATTCAGATATATGGAGGTATCTAGGTGGAGCAAAAACTATTTACAATAAATGAGCTCGGTAAGTTAAGTTCAAATAATGTTGTTGAATGTAAATTTGTAGAGGCAAGTAGAATTAATCTTGATGCAAATAAGGTGTTTAAAGAATTGGTTAAAATTGATATGTCCAGTGTTGGTGGTATACAGCCTGAATATGTTTGGGAATATGCTAAGTATCATACGGACTCTGAATTACATAAAGGTGTGGATTGGGATATTAATAGTGCGGCAAAAAAATATCAATTACAGCAAATTCATCAGATTATATACAATTTAAGAGTAGTAAAAGTAAGAGCATTAAATTCTGATGATACAAGTATGTGTATTAAAGTTAATTTTCAACCATATACTCATTTATCAACGTCTAAGGGATATGACTCAACATTTAGAATAGTTAGTGATGTTGAAAAATATGAACAATTAAAACGAGATGCCTATAGAGATTTATTACATTGGCAACAAAAGTATTTAGGTATAGTTGAATTAAAAGAAGTATTTGAAGCTATAGATAAATTACAAATTTAGTCATATTTGGTGGAGGAGGTCGGTGTTTTGGTAAGTTTTAATTTAATATTATGGGTTCATTTGTTATCGTGTGGTGTAAATTCAATTAATGTATTTTGAATTAATACAAGGTTAATTTATGGTGGGGTACATTAGTACCTCATAGAGCATATAGATAATATATGTTGTATGAGATATTAATATATCTAGGTAGGTGGTGGTGTTTATATATTGTGCGGTAGTGTTATGTGTTTTAGATTGATTTTTAGTGCTGTCGTGTTGAGTGCTTAATATATTTAAAAGAAGATACAAATAAGTATCTTCTAATGTGAAATAGTTTATAGTAGAAGATATTTTATATATCTTGGTAGGTGGTAGGTGTTGTTTTGGAATTTTGTAATTTAATGTTATTTAATTTTATTTGATGTGACATATTGTATTGTTTGTTGCATTAAACTATAAAACACTTACAAAATGGAGAAGATACAAATAGGTATCTTCTAGTGTAAATTATTTCATATTAGAAAATACTTATAGGGTATTTTGGCAGGTGGTAGGTGTTAATTTACTGTGACGTGGATTAATGTGCAGCAAAGTAAAACGTTGTGACAAACTGTAAATGAGGTACGATTAGTATCTCTTGGAGGATATTAAAAGTTGGTATTTTGCAAGAGATATTAATTTATCTAGGTAGGTGGTGGTGTTACTGTCGAGCTGGGTAGTTTTATGTTGTTTAATGCGTTTTTGGGTGAGTTCCAGTAAAGTTCGATGATTTAATCGGGGGTTTAATGCCCCATAGAGTATATTAAATTATAATATATTGTATGGAGCATTAAATTAAGTAATGAAATATACTAATAGATTTGTAAGTGTGTCTGTTTAGTAAGTAGTGAAAAGTTTATTGTATCTAAAAATATTTTATAAGGAGGTAGTTGTTATGGCTACAAAAAAAGAAGATAATACAAAAGAAGTACAATTTGTAAATAGATGGAAAAGTTTAGAGGTTACAGTTAAAGGTTTATCACCATTAGCAATGCAATGTAGACCAATATCTGTAATTGATAATTTAAGAAGAAAGGATAATGGATTACCACAAATTAAGTATAAATCATCTGATATGAGAAGATTTATTGATAGTATGCATTGGATAGATGAAACTATAAAACCTGATACATTGAATGATAATTATGATGATGAGTATTATAAAAATGAGTTAGCTAGATTATTGCAAGAGGAAAAAGAAACTGGAAAAGCACTTTTTTATATACCTTGTGAAGCATTTAAAGAAAGTATATGTAAAGGTGCATATAGAAGTGGTTTAACTAAAAATTTAGTTGACCCAAGAAGTTGGTTTATAATTAGAGGGGATAAAGCACCTATAACATACTCAACAGTAGATATGGAGTGTGTTCCAACAATTAATAAAAATGCAAAGGGTGCAATGGTTGTTTCTGTATACTCAAAATTTAATGATTGGGAAACTAAATTAAATTTAGATTATAATGAAGCACTAATTTCTGCTGAGAATCTAGTAGCAATGATGTGTGCATCTGGTTTAGCAGTAGGAGTGTTAGCTAGAAGAACTGAATTAAGTTTTGGTAAATATGGTACATATACAGTAACAGAAGCAAGAAAATAATTTTTTTTTAAATTTTTTTCAAAATTGAAGTTAATTTGAGGTATATTATAGTAGAAGGATAAATTGGCTAATAGAGTTCCTAAATTTCGACTGGTAATCGAGGGGTCGTTGGTTCGAGTCCAACCGAGTCGACAAGAGCCCTCATATGAGGAAGCCTGTGACTCGTAGCTCAGTTGGCTAGAGCACTATATTACTCTTCGCCTATATTATTCTTAATAAAAGGGATGGGCTGTGGCTAAGGGTGTTCCTTAATTAGCTCAGTAGAGCATTCAAATTTGGATTGAAAGTAGTATTACACCTCGCCACAGACAATAATTAATAATTTAAGATGTCTAATGCAGTTCCTAGTTTAATGTAAAATTCCAACAGTTTGTTATAGGTTCGAGTCCTATCTATGTACTTATGTGCATAGTAGCTCAATTGGTAGAGCAACTGTCTACAAATTTACTGCTCGACATCAATTTAATGGTAAGTCTAATGGAGTTCCTTATTTATTTGGAAGATTGATTATCTTAAAAGCGGTGGTACTCTACGGGGTACTTCCGCTGATAAATGATACTCCTCGACTTACTTTATTTTATTTTATAAGGTGGTGTTTGATATGGAGAAATGGTTTAAAAGAATAGTGTTTATCTTTATATTTATACTTGTATTTTATTTTGCATTTCAAACAGGTAGATTAATTATGGTAGACATAAGATTAAGGAAAACTCAGCAGAAATTGGATGAAGTGCATAAGCAAGTTGAAGATATATATGAAAAATATGATATAAAAAATGAGTTAAAAGAAAGTGAGGTAGTCTATGAATTTAGAGCAAATTAAAGCAGAATTAAGATTATTTAAGGCATATACAGATGATACAAAATTATCTGGTGTGGGTATAGTAAATCAAGATGCATTAAAAAGTGGATTATTGATAGTAGATATTTGTTCTGATGAAGTATTGGCATCAGCAGTAGAATTATATGGTATAAAACCGGAGGAATGGAACCAAACTTTTCATAAATCATTTCAAACGGTAATAGATACACCAATAGAAGTATTAGTAGCACAACAGTTAATACATTATTTTACAACATATGGTTTAGAGGATTTAGGTCTATATAATGAGGAGTTGGTGTATATACCAAAGGAAAAATTGGATATACCGGAGTTAGCAGATGATATAAAATTAATTCCAATAAATAAAATAACAGAAAGAGATTTAGGTGATAGGATATTAAGTTTATTGTCCAGTGGTGTGGCTTTATCTAAACAGACAGTAGAAGATATAATGTTATTATCAGATTACATAGATAAAGAAAAATTTGATGAAATTAAAAATAAAGAAATCAAAATAGCACTATATGATAAATATAATATAGTACCTAAAAATAATATGGATTTTCTAAGATATTTAGTATATAAATTAACAGATAGTACAATGTTAATAAAAAGTAATGATATGATAAGAGTATTGTCAAATTGTGATAAGGAAAAAGCTTTGAAATTATTAAAATCATATGTTGGTAAACCATATGGATATAAGAAGTTGGGTGAAATATTTTTAAGTGAAAATGAATTATTTGTAGCTATTAAAGCACATAATGTTGAGAATAAGGTACATAAAGAGTTAAATCACATTATAAATCGTATTAGAAAGGAAGCTAATAAAAGTCGTAAAAAGATAGGTTACGATGTTTTAGATAGATTAACTTCTATATATGGATATGATAAAGTAAGTGGTGATTTTATATACAATCCTTGGTTTAAAAAAGACGTGGCTGAAGCTACTTTAACACAGGTAAAATTAAATCAAGGAGAGCTGATAAAAAAACTAGATGATGTAACAATATTTAGAGAAATACGTATATTAAATGCGATAGCATATAGATTAAATAAATTTGGTGCCTATGATAAGTTTAATGATGATGCTGAGTATTTAGGTAATTATAAATCAATTTTATATAAAATTAGAAATGGTAAATCTTATGCAGATGAGTTTGTATTTGAAAAATCATTATCAAAAATAACTGCTCAACAACAAGTATATGATTTAGTTGAAAAACATTTAGTAGATAGACTAAATAAAATTTTAAAAGATAAATATGTATATATACCTGATGGTATAGATTATAAAGCTCCTACGTCTGAAAAACAATTTATAGGAAATATACCTGTAGGCACTACAATAGTATTACCGAGAAATAATAATATGGTTATAGGAGTACATTGGAAAAATTTAGATGAAGAAAGAGTAGATTTAGATTTACACGCAATAGGCTCAGATGTACACGTTGGCTGGAATGCTTCATATAGGGCGACAAATATAGTGCATAGTGGGGATGTGACTGATGCACAATTACCAAATGGAGCTACAGAGTGTTTGCTAGTTAGACCAAATTTAAAAGAAACAACTTTTGTAGTCAAATTAAAGAATTTTACACACAATAGATTAGATGTGCCTTATGAATTTATAATAGCGAGTACAACAGATGATAGCATATCAAAAAATTATACAATAAATCCAAATGATGTATTAGTTTCAATAAATACTAAATTTGATTATGACTCTAAATATAATGATAGACCAGATATAGATATTGCATATGTAACTATAACAGAGGATAATATAAAATTAGCTTTTGTTAATACAAGTACAGATAATAGTATTGCTGGATTTAGAACTGATGTAAGAGATATGGTGGTTAGATATGCTGAGGCATATCCATCAACACAATTATCATTGCGAGATATAATTAATATGGCTGATTGTAAATTATCAGATAAACCTATTATATCAGATTTAGAGGAAGTAAAAATACTAAACGATAAGGGCGAGGAAGAAATATTATATAAAAAGGTAGAGAAGAAAGTCGATTTTGATTTATCGCTTCAAAATATAACAAAAGATACAATATTAAGTATGTTTATGGAGGCATAATATGAAGTTTGGTAAATTTGAGATTTCTAATTATTTTATAGGTGCTGTAACACTAATTATAATATTATATATAGTATTGTATTTTACATATGAGCTAGAAAGATTAAAGGAACAAACAAAACAACTTGAGTTACAAAAGAGCATAATTATGGTACAGAAAGAGGGTGGTACCGGTGAGTGAAGGTGATTATATATTACACGTATCAGCGTCTTCTGTGCCAACAAAGGTGGCTACAGCTATAAGTAGGAGGTTTAATTCGGATTATATTAACTTCGGTAATGATGCTTTAGTAGAAATACAAGCAATAGGACCAAATGCAATTAGTAATGCAATGACATCAGTAGTATTGGCTAGAGACTTTTTAGCACCAACAGGGGTAAATTTAATTTGTGTGCCAGCATTTGGTAAGTTTAATACAAAATCAGGTGAGGTTAGAAATGGTTTAAGATTAATACTTAGATTGGAGGGCAGATGATATGTCTAAATATACGATAATATCTAAGAGTTTAAGGGGAAATAGAGAAAATCAGGTATGTACAGTATATTATCAAGTAAAAGGATATGGTGCTACTAGGTTTCAAACAGATTTAATCTATCTTAATTTAACAGATGAGTTAGGACCTAGATATGTATATTTATCAGATAGGATAGGTAAGCATATAGAAACAGATGAAGATAAAGAGGTGTTTTTACAAGAAGTATATGAGTATCAAAAAGGTGGAGGATATAGAAAAACACATCCAATAATAATGACAAATGTAGAAGTTTTACAAAAGGAAAAACGTGAACTAAAGGATAGGTTATTAAGTATTGATAGTGAAATATATAAGGCTGAAAACGAACTTAGAGAACTAAAATATTCAAATTATAGAGATGATATAGATTATATGTCCTTAGGTAAGTACACTGATAAATTAAAGGAAGCTTTACTTCCAGATGATAGATATTATATAAAATTAGTGCAACATATTTGGGATGGTATTAAATTTGTTGTGATGGATAAAGAATTAGATAAAGCTGTACAAATTGGTATATACAATATAGATAAAGGAATAAAATTTAGAGATTTAGAAAGTTATGAAATAGATATATAGGTGTATAAATATATACACCTATATTTTATTGAAAATATCATATTTACATATATTAAAAATGGTTGACAAAAACCGAAAAATGTGGTATAATGATAATAGGGGAATTATGTAAAACATATGGGAATTGTGAAATGATAATAGAACATTTTTCGGGAGGAGGTAATCATATGGCTAGGAATAAAAGAGTAGTATCAAGAAAAGAGTATACTTGTAATGTGTGCGGAGAGAAAATAGAAAAGGGTGTAGAGTATGTAAATGTGTGGAATTATTATTCTAAATGGAAAGTACATACAGAGTGTTTTAGAAAAACACCTAGAAGCAGATGGGAAAGTTCTGAGTATACAGGTCAAGTATATGATATACAAGATGATTGGTATAAGTATCAAGATATGGAGGCAACAATATCAAATGTAGAAGACTTATTAGATGATTTACAGAGTAAGTTTGATAATATGCCAGAACAATTAGCAAGTGGCAGTTTAGTAGAAGAAAGAATAGATACAGTTACAGAGGTTTTAGACGAATTAAATTCTATTTATGATGAGTATGAGCAATTAGAGGAACTAGATGAAGATGCAACTGATGCTGAAAAAGAAGATTATGAAAATGAAAAAGATGATATTATAAGCAGATTTGGCGATGAGCTAGATAATTTATTATATTAAAGGAGGTATATGATATGAAAGAGTTAACATTAGCTGAAAAGTTATTTAAAAAGTTAAGTAAAAAGGAAAGAGACAGAGTAAAATTAGAGCAGAAAAAGGCTGAGATTGAAGCTCAGGCTAAAGACAGTAAATTGTTAGCAGAATATTTAGATGTATTAACACAATTAACAGAACAGAATAAATTAGTAAAAGAAGATTTAGAACCATTAAGAGTAGCAATGCAGGCAGAAGGTAAAACAACAATGGAAGATAAGGCTGTTAAAGTAACAACTAAGAAAGATTATATTAAAACAGTAATTGATACTAAATTATTTTATGAAAATTTTAAACCAACATCTAAGACTTACCAAAAAGTAGTAGTAGAGCAAGCAGTTAAAGGAAGCATTAAAGTAGAGGATAAATAGGAGGTGGATGATAGTGGCTAGATATAAAATAGGTTTTAGTCCTAAATATGAACCATATCAAATAGAAGATGAATATACAGTATATTTCGATATGAAACCAGTAGGAGGGCTTCCTTGTCAAATGATTGTGTTTTCATCTACAGATATAAAGGAGTGTATAAAAAAGCAAAAGGAATTAAATACTGACCTAAAGAAAAAGACTAAATAATTTGGGGGTGATTTATATGAAGAAGTATTTGAACGAAAATAGTATAGCATATTTAAAAGATTTACAAAAAAGGGTAGCATCAGAGGATTTTGAAAAATTAGATAAAATTATAAAGGATTTAGAGACATTATTAAATAAATATACTAATAACACAAATGTAACAAAACAGGTGATTTTAGAAAGAAGGTTATACGACAAATATTATTCAAGAGGGCATAAATATGTGCAACATAGTTTTAATGCTAGGGTAACGAAAATAAAAACAGCATTGGGTAGAGGTGATTATACAAGAGCTATCAAATTATATCAATCGTTGAAGGATGATGCATTATTGTCAGATGTTGATAAGAATTATAGAGTAGAATATGAAGAAGCATTAAAATTATTTACACTGGAGGAATTAAATCATTTAGGGGGTGATTAGTATGATTATAGTGAAATTACATATAATGATGGTAATGGATTATTTTATTACTAATTCAAGAATATTACCCAAATTTATCAAGAATTGGCATAATAAAAAATTGATTAAATACTTAGATGAGATGAACTAGATGATGACTATTTGAAATAATAGTCATCTTTTTTATGCAGTAAAATATTATTAGAGGTGGGCGATATGGTAGAAATATATTATTTTGAGTATCAGTATTATGACAGGAGGCATTATCTAAAGAGTAGAAGTATTGCTAAGCATAATAAATTAAAAGCAATGGAATATTATAAAGAATTGAAATTAAAAATGCAAAATAATGAACAAGGCTCTCCAATAGAATTGCCACACGTAACAGTTATTAGGAATGGGGAAGCAAAAATGGTTGATGCTGAGAATGAATTAGTTTAAAATAAGAGATAATACTCTTATTTTTTATTTTAATTTATATATTTACATATATTAAATATTATGATATAATTACGTGGAATTGAGGTAGATAATATGGTTATAATAGAGTTTGGAAGAGCTGAAACACAGACTTTAGATAAGAATAGTTTGTTTTTAAAATTTAGTGGTAGTGACTTTGCTCAAAATATAGATAGAATTAAAAAATATTGGAATAGAAAATATTTGCCACAGTCAAAAGAATGGGAAGTGCCTTTTAGTTGTTGGGAAGAAATAAAGCAATTATTTAATGACTCTCAAGTTATGTATATAAATGACCCACCTAAAGCTAAAATTATTACCAGTGATGATATAATAAATGGTATGGATTTTAATGGGTACAATTTATATGACTATCAGTTGGAGGGTGTTAGATATGGACTAAACCATCATAATTTTCTATTATTGGATGAACAACGGATTAGGTAAAACACTTCAGATATTAGTGTTGGCTAGATATAAAAAATTGCATCAAGGATTAAAACATTGTTTAATTATTTGTGGCGTTAATTCATTAAAATTTAATTGGCAAAGAGAGGTATCTAAATTCTGTAAAGATGAGAAAGCAATAGTTTTGGGAACTAGAATTAATAGTAAGGGCAAAGTAGTATCTACTACTGTAGAGGAAATGAAACAACAAATTGATGATGTGCCAGAAGAGTTCTTTTGGGTAATGAATATGGAGCGTATAAGATTAAATTCAGCAGATGCTAAAGCTGAAACAGGGGTTGTACATCATTTAAATAAATTAATAGCATCAGGTGAATTAGGTATGGTTGCTATAGATGAGATACATAAAATAAAATCTATAACAAGTAGCACAGCAAAGGGTATACTAGCTTTAGACCCATCTATGAGTAAGGTAGGTATGACAGGTACATTATTGGTAAACAACCCATTAGACCTATATTGTCCAATGTCTTTTATAGGTTTATTAAATTATAGCAAGTGGGCATTTGATAATAAGTTTGTAATAAAAGATGAGTGGGGTAGACCTACTGGTTATCAGAATATGGAAGAGCTACATAATATATTATATAAAAGTAGTTTACGTAGGACAAAAGACTTATTAGATTTACCTGAAAAGAATATTAAAGATGAATGGTTATCATTTTCTGACGATGAATGGAAAGTAATGAATGATTTAATACACGGGGAATATGGAGGTAGATATTTAGATAAAATAGAACCAGTTTTTGATACAGTTGCAATGATAACAAGAATGCGACAAGTAACAGTTACAACAGATTTAGTATCATCAACGCATTTTGAAAGTACAAAGTTTAACAGATTAAAAGATATATTAGAAGAAGCTAGATTAAATGGTCAGAAAGTATTAGTATTTTGTCCATTTACACAAGCATTAGAATTAGGATTAGATTATTGTAGAGAATATCAACCTAAGTTAATAAAGGGTGGTATGGGTTCAAAGGTACAAGAAACAATAGATGCTCACGAAAATGCAGAGGGGTTTAGTTGCATATTTGCACAAGAGGCAACACTAGGAGCAGGTTTTACGCTAGTTAATACATCAATAGTAGTATTTTTATCTCCTCCTTGGAATAGAGCAAATTATGACCAGTGCTGTGATAGATGCCATCGTATTGGACAAAAACGTACGGTACAAATAATAAATCTATTTATTGCAGATACATATGATGAAGCAATATATAAAATGTTAAATGGTAAAGGTGCAATGTCTGATGTAATTATTGATGGTGATGAAAGTATGTCAGCTAAAAAGTATATAGAAGAAATGGGTATAACTTTTAATAAAAAGAGTGCTAAAGCTAGTAGCTTGTTTGAAACAAATGATTAATATATGTAAAATATTAATGAGGTGATTAAATGATGAATAAGGTTGCATTTATATATCAGGTACAGAAAAATATTAGAGAAGTAGCTTTTTCTGATTTCAGTGATGTAGTAGCACATAATGCTTTTGATTTTTATAATTATGCAGAAGTTGCTCATATAGATTTATTAGCAAATCATCTTGTGGGTAATACGAATGCTGAAACATTAGAAAACATATTTTTATATGGTAATAATTCCGATGATTTTTATAAGAATAATCCAATGGCAAGAAGTATATCAGTTTCAGATATAATAAATATAGATGATAGATATTATTATTGTAATTCGATTGGATTTGAAGATATATCAAATGCTATATTAGATGTGTTGGAAAATGAGAATAAAAATACTTTAGAGGAAGCAGAAGATATAGATGGAGAATCTGAAAATGAAGACAGTAATGAAAAACTAGCAGATGTTGATATTGAAGATGATGTTGAAGATGGTGTTGAAGCAAAAGCTGAAGAAGAAAATCAAAAAGACCTTTTAGAAATGTTACAGGATAGAATTGGTCAGAGTATGTCGGTTGGAGAACTAAATGCTTTATTACAAAGTTTATTTGCAAGATATAATAAAGTTTTTTTAATGACTTCCGATTTATTTAATATGGATTTAGATGATACACAAGAGTTGGTAGTAGATGATGATGAAGATATGTATGTCATTAAGTATGATATAGTTGATATGGATGAGGGTATAATTGCTATTACAGATGTATCATTAGAAAATTAGGAGGTGAATTAATTTGAAGCAGGTGTTAACTATACCTCATAAAGATAGAATGAATATAAACGAAATAGAACCAAAATTGAGGAATGCAAGACAGAGTAATGATTACATATTGGTATATTTCGGAAATAGGGGTCAATGGATAAAAATAGGTTTTTGTAAAGACCAAACATATGTAATAGGTTATAATTTTATTAATATGGAATTTACTATAAAATTAAACTATATGATGAAGCAGTACCCTAAAACAGTTAATGGTAAATTAACTGCTTGGTTATGTGATTGGGTAAATAAATTAAACAGGTAGGTGAGAAAGAATATGAATAGACCTTTAACCGTTAAGGAATTAGCAGATGCTTGTAATAAACAAATAGCTAAGGGTAATGGTGATAGAGTTATTATGATTTCAAATGATGACGAAGGTAATGGTTATCATTATTTGTGGTATGAGTTTCAGACACCAGAGGAAATTACTAAAAGTATGGTAAGTCAAGGAATACCAGCAGAGTGGGGTATTATTGACGAATTAGATGATAGTATAGCGAATGAAGATGCGACAATAATTTTAGGTTAATAAAATTTAAATGAGGAAGGTATAGAGATGGGAGAAAATAAAAGTAAAAATGCAATAGTAAAAGACCCTGTTGTTAGATGTTTATTAGATAGACGAGCTGAAATATTAGAGACAATAAATAAATTACAGGAGGAGTATAGTGCTATAGAAAAGGTATTGGTAGAAAATCGTAGACTTAAAGAAGAATTAAGTCGAAAGAAAAATGATTTTGAAAGGTAGGTAAAATTATGAAAAAGAATACAGATTTACAAGAGGCAACTATGAGGGCAATGCTAAATGGAACTAAAATAGAAGAAGATGTAACACCTGATAGAGAATATCAAGGTATTAAATATTTTGATAATCAAGATGGTTGGTGTCCAATATGTAACGCACATTTACATTATGAGCCAGTTGAGTATGGTGGTCAAAATGAAAATGGCGATAGTGTATCATATTGTAGTTGGACTTGTGATAAGTGTGGGACTAGAGGTGAAGCATATTTTAAACAAAGTTTTATAGGTCATTCAGTATATGATGATAATTGGGATTTAATTGATTTACCTTTTGGTGAACCTAAAACAGAGAGTAATAATAATGATGAAGTACAATCATTAAAAGACGATATTTGGGAATATATAACAGATGATGTACATCATTTAGAAGATTTTGCTGATTATGAAATAAATAGTGAGGAAGATAACGATAAAGCACACGAAATAGCTAAAGCTAATTTAAATAAGTTTTCTTTAGGAGAACTTAGAGAAATTGCTGCTGAAATTGCATCAGGAAGTATAGATTTAGTTAATTGGGGGCATAAAGTTTTAGAAAGTAAAAAAGTAGAAGCAATAGATAAAGAAAAAGTATTAAATATGAAATACTCAGATTTACCTGATATGTGTTATGGATTACTACCATCTGATAAGTCAATAATAATAATTAAAAAAGGTGAGAATGGTTATTACGAGACTGATTTTGATGATATTGAAGATACTGAGGAATTTGTTAATAGAGAAAATAGTAAAATGGGAGTAACACCGGAGCAACGTATGGTAATGGAATTGAGAAGTATGAGTGGCAACTGGAAATTGAAAAATGAAGAAAGTAAGAAAGTTGAAGATGTAGAAAAATTAAATAATATGTATGAACAAGGAACAACAGAATTAGAAAGAGCATTTACTACAGAAGTTAAATATTGGTTACAAGCACTAATAGATGATAATCCTAATGACGAGATAGGAGTTAAAGCATTAAACATAATAGATGATGATAAAAAGATAAATGAAATAGTAGATGAGTTGGTAAATGGCTCTGATGATATTTGGGAAGATATACATCTAAGAATAGAACAGCTGGCTGGTATAGATTATAGCAATAGTGTAAGGGGAAAATAATAACAATATTTAGCTTAGGTAAATGTAAAATATTATTGAGTAGGAATACTACTCAATAATTCTATCATATACCTTGTGAAGGGGATGCCAACAGAAATGTTAGTATCTCCTTTTTAATTAAGTAAAATATTAGTAGGTATTAAAATATATGTAGAGGAGAGAGTCAAATGGAGGAAGAAAATATAGACATAATTGGAATAGTTTTAGATACATTAAAAAGGGACGGTATATGGTTTACACAAAAAACTGACCCCACATATCAGGAAGCTCCTAGTTATTATAAGCTTGATGAATATGGGGACCCTGATGAAAAAACTATGAAAAAAATTGAAAAAGAAGTTAAATCATTAATTGGTGATGGTGCTGTAGATATATCTGATGCTATAGAATTATGGAAAAATGACCAGATGGTTGATTGCAGACTAGATTTTATAGAAAATTTAGTTACAGAATTTAAAGCTAAGCCAGTAGTAGATGGTATAAATGCTTATGAAAATTCTGTACAATTTCCCAGTAGTATAAAAGTAGAAGCTAAAGAAAAAAAGACAGAGGGAGCAGGTGCTGGTTATGAAATATTAGGTGGCATAGAAAATGCTCAGGTGAATTCGTTTAAGATAGAAAATACAACAGAGAGTAAATATGGGGAGAGAATATTTGAAATTTCTTGTGATGTTGATGTCGACCTAACTGATTTAGAATTTGCAAGTTATTACTATGGTAGTAAGTTGGATTTTCCAATGAGAGCTAAAATAACAGGTTTAAACTTAATTGATAATGATACTTACGCTGAAGGAGAAGAACCTACTGTAGATGATTATGGTATTAGAGATGCCTTAGATGGAATTACATTTAAAGCCAGATTAGGTGGTGGTTGGTCTCACGTACCATTTACAGGTGATTTTGATGCAGAAACAGAAGGTAATGTTTATTCTGCTTTTTATACTGATAATGTAAGCATTAATATAGATAATGCTGAAGTAGTAGATTTTATGGATAAAAAAATTAAGGGTGAAATGGATGAAACAACATATTGTGTAATTGATAAAGATGGAGACCCTGTTGATGATTTTGAAAATGAAGATGATGCAATAAAGTTTGCTGAGGAAAATGGTTATGCAGAGGTTGTTGAAAAATATCACAATTATAAATTAATTAGTGCTGATGGTTCTATAGATGATGATTTATATGAAACTGGAGATACTGTTTGGACAAAAGAAGATGCTGAAGTAGAAGAAAGCAAAAAAGTAAAAATGGAGAATATGATAACTTTATCAGATGATGATAAACAAAAATATTATATTGGTAAAGGTATAGTAGGTGGACAAGCAACTCCATATGATTTATATAAGATTGGCACTAAGTATTATAATGCTAATGGATTAGAAATTAGCAAAAAAGATGCTTTAAATGATATGGATAATTTTAAACATATATTTGGAAATAAAAAAACTGAGGAGTATGATGTAGATACATATAATAAAGAACAAGAAGAATTAAAAAAACAATATAAAGATAGGATTATGAAATCAGCAACACCTGAGATTATAAATGCCTTTAATGATTTAAATGACATATTGAACGATGGTGGTAATTTAAAAGAATTAGATGGTTTCTATTTTCCAGATGATGCAATAACTATTGTTGATTTAGCTGATAAAAATTATCATCTAAATTCAGCAATGGATTTAACAACATCTAACATATTGAATATGGTTGGAAATAATGATACATTTGAACAAGCTATAGATGAATTATTTGCAGATTATGATGCAGATAGTGCATATAGTTGGGCAGATAATTTTGTAACAGTATTAGGTAAGTTGGATTTTGATTTGCATAATGATGGTGAAAATGATGTATATACATTTGAAGTTAGTTTACCTGATTGTGACCCATTAATGTTTACAGCTGATTGGTCGGAAGAAGCAGCCGTTAAAGAATATATGGAGAATGAGGGTTCTATGAGTAAGTATACTGTAGATGATATAAGTATAAATTATTTAGATGAGCCTATTCCAATAAATGAAAATAAAAAAGTAGAAGATTATGATGATTATGTTTCTATATATGATGAAATTGATGATATGTTAGATTATTTAGTCACAGACGATAAGACTAAATTAGAGTTATATAACCATTTTAATTCAAGTAGTCCGTTGGAAAATCTTGAAGGTGAAAATGAAGATGTGTATGATGAGTGGTTGTTTGAATTTAAATTAGATAATGCTAGAAAATTAAAGAGGTATTTAAATAAATTAGATGATATAAATAGTTTGGAAGATAGTAAGTGTTTCGATGAAAGTAAAAGTTTTGGTAGAGCTTTAAGAGAATTAAAAACAGAAGCAAAACAAGATAAAACAGAATTAACACCAGAACAAAAAGCTAATAAAATAGCAAATATAGGTTCATTAGTGAATAAGGCTAAGTATCCATTTCAGTTAAATGCAGTTGTCCATACATTGGGATACATTGACCAAGATTTATCTAATGAATTAAAACAAAAATATAATGCATCAACAATACATCAAGATAATTTAGAAGATGCAAGAACTGGTATAGCTCAAGCAATACTAGATAAAACAGGGGTAGATGTATTATCTACAGCTGATGATATAGTACCAGCAATGGAAAACAAAAATATAAATTTTAATAAATGCACTAAAGAAGAACATAATCAGTTACGAATGACAGAAAATGATATAGATAAGTTTGTTTATTGTAAAGATTATAATGAGTTGATAGAGTACGTATATAAACTAACGTTTAGTTTTGATAAACTTTTAAGTGATAAATTAATTAATATGTTGTATAGTTATGAAGCAAATGGGTATAGTGCTTCAGAGGCAGGTGCTAATATAAGGCAATATTTATTTAAGAATAATTTAATATATATGACAGATATGACACCTGAAGCAAATAGTATGAAGGTAGAAAATTATCAGAGAAGATTAGAAGAGGTAAATAATAAAAGTGCAAATGCTATAAATGATATGTTACAGGCAGAGGGGTTTGATGAAAATAGTAATGCTGGTAAAATAGTATTAAAGACACAAGAATTATTTACAGCATTATCTGATTTAGGGTTGAATGTAGATGTTACATTTGATAATGGTGATAGTACAACAGCTGTACAATTAGGTACTGCTGGAGGGAAAGTAATGATAACAATAAATGATGCAGATAAACCATTAAAAGCATTTATGGCAGGTAATGTGGAATTAACTGGAGAAAATTTAGAGATGTTTAAAAAAATAGAGGATAGAATAAAAACAATATAAGGAGGTATATAATCTATGTTTAGTATATATGATGCATTTGTAAATGCTTTAACAGAGGCAGTATCAGGGGAGAGTAAATATAAAAGAGGAGATAAATTAACATCGGCAGATTTAACAATAGATAATATACCAAATTTATATAACAGTCAATGGGATTTAGAGTTTGCAGATTTAGTAGTTTGCGATAATTGTCATTCTGTTTTACCTATTGAAGGTATTGAAAAAAATACAAGAGAGATAGATAATATTCAAATGGCTTGGGATTATTTAAGAACCGAGCCATATGAGTATTCTACTAAAGAAGAAGTTGAGTATGAGGAGTGTCCTATATGTCACATAGGACAAGATGAAGATGAGGAAATGGAATATTATAATTTATCCTTAGATATGTTAATTACAAATATTGATATTTTAAAAAATTTAGATGATGTTGCAGAAAGTGGGTTTACATCTGCTCTCAAAAATTATATTGATGAAGTAGAGGGCGTAAAAATAGAAGAAAGTGTTAAGCTGGAAGAAGATGATGCAGATTATACTAAATTAAAGGATAAAACTAAATCAGAGATGTTAAAATATTTGAAAAAGAATGGTTTAGATGTTGATAACCTAATTAAATCAGGTATTAGTTTGGAAAGTATGAAAAATACTATAGATACAATGCTAAGTGATTATACATCACCAGTTATATCTGAATATGAACAGCAATTTAATAAGGGACTTGCTTGGGATTATGATATAGATAATAATGATATTATAATTACAATAAATGATATGTAAATAAATTATCAAATATTAATGTAAAGGAGGAAAATTTGATAATGGAAGAAAATAAAATAAGTTTACAAGAAGCAACTTTAAAAGCTTTATCTAATCAACTAGAAGATGATAAAGATGTAAGGGATGTTGAGGGGGTTATTGATGATATTTTAGTTATTACAGACCCTGAAATTACTAAAGATGAATATGAAGATGTGATAGAAAGAGCACAGGAAATAGTGGAAGATACTCCAGAGGGAGATATACCATTCGACGATGAATATTTAGGACAATATCTACAAACTTGTCCTATATGTGGTAATTCATTTGTAGAAGACCATCTATTAGAACCTCGGAGCAAATTGTCCTATATGTTTAGAGCAACCAGAGGCTTTTGTAGTTGTTGGTAAAATAAATGGTGATGATGTAGTTGAGGATGGTTTAGGATTAGATGATATGGATATTGAGGATGAAGGTGAGTCAGAAGAGCAATTAGATGTGGAACCAGTACCAAATACTATGTTAAATAGAACAGAAGAACCAGAAGTAGAAGAAACTCCTGTAGAAGAGCCAGAAGAGCCGGAAGATGAGGAAGAACCAAGACGTAGCGGGGGTAGAAGAATATCTAATTTAAGAGGTAGGGAGACTGCTTCAAAAGATATACCTAATGGTAATAGATTAATTGAGAAAAAACAGTTAGAAGAAGATAGTATAGAGTGGTATGATAAAGATAGAATTACCGATGAGTTTTATAAATGGCGTGAAGGTCGCTATCATAGTAGTGAAATTTCAAAAGAGGAAATAAATGAATTTATAGCTTTTAAATGGTTAAAGCTTGAGAATGAGTTAGATTGGGATGAAAAGGCTATAGAACATTTAATGTATAATCTTCAAGATTTATTAACAAGTGCTTTAAAAGATAGATTAAATGAAGTATTAAAAATAGAAGAAACAGCAGTTAGAGATGGTGCTGAGAATATAGCTAGAGATGAGTATCAAAAAGGTAGAAATTATAGTATTGAAGGAAATGATGAGTGTTTGTTAGCCACAAATAAATTGGCTGATTTCATAGCTGATGTAGCAGAAGAAATGGGAGACGACTACTCAGAGTGGTTTGGGGAAGAAGATATAAAATATCTTATTGATACAGTTGCAGTAAGCTCTATATATAATGATTTTAAAAACCAATTAGAAGATTTAATTAGAGACCAAGTAGAAGATAGAGTAGATTGGATTAGAAAAGATGACCCTGCATCAAAATATTATGATGGAGATTTATCAGAATTTGAAGAAAATAAAAAATTAAAGACAGAAGATTTAAGTGAACCTGTAATAGTAAAGTTCTGGGAGACAGAAGAAGATAGAGATGAAGGACTAAGTGAAATTTATGAAACATATCCAGCCGATGAAGAATCTATTAGTAAAGCTATTGAGGATGCTAAACATATAATGCATTTAATGGATTATGCAAGTGTTGAAGTATATAATGAAGACACAGAAGAAACATATTATTGGACAGATGGTGTAGATGAAGAATATTCAGATAGTACTAAGGCTTCAGCACAAGATAATACAGTATTAGCAAGAACTGATAATGGTGGTGCATTTATTTTGGTGTATGATGATGAAGACGATGAAGCAGAACCTTGTTATGTAGTAAGGTATTTTGATAAGAATAATAATAACATTGAATATTATGGTTCTGAGAATGTATTTGATACGCCTGAGGAAGCAACAAAATATTTTAAAGAAATACTAGCTGATGATATAAGAAAATCACAATTAGAAAAATCTATTTCAGCAAAGATTAAAGGTAGTGTTATATTAGGCGAGAGTAATAAATCAGAACTAGCAGAGTTAGATAGATTACAAGATGAATTAAGGGGTGTAGATGTATCTAAGTTATCAGATGAAGAATATAAAGATTTTAAAGCTAAGTCAGATAGAGTACACGAACTTATGAATAAATTATATGATTTTCATAAATTAGGTGAAGGTAAAACAATAATAGATAACGGTGAAGAAACATATACTATTGATAAAAGTGCAAAAACATATACAATTAAAACACCTAAGGGTGAAAAAACATTTACATTTGACGAGATGAATGATTTTGTTAATAGAGGTAAAGGTATGAATAGAATTTACAAACCAATGTCTGTATTGGCGTATACAGATTTTAAAAATGGAAATCTAAATAGATGGAAAACAAGACAAGAGGATTAAAGTTAAATATTTATAAGGGGTAATAAAATACCCCTTGATTTTTGTATAAATATCTATTTACATATTTTACAATGTGTGATATAATAATTGAAGTTTGGAGGTAGTTATGAAAATAGTAAAACCAGTAATAGAAGTAGAGCCATATGATGGTGTGAAAATAATGAAAAAGATAGAAAGAGCTTGTAGAAATTGTTATAGGTCAGAGGGTAATATAACGGAAGATAGTTATAAAAAATTAATTACAAATTGTATAAATAGACATCACGAGTCAGTGTTAGAACACGAAAAAGTAACTATAAGAATGACTTGTGATATAGGTGTATATAAGGATTTAACAAGACACAGAATAGCAAGTTTTAGCATAGAAAGTACAAGATATTGTAATTATGGTAAAGATAAATTTGATAATGAAATTAAATTTATAGAGCCTATATTCTATGATGCTTCTTGGATAGAGGCTAATTATGAAGGTGAAGCAATGACAGATAGTCAAATTAAATCGAAGATATGGTATGATAGTATGTCTGATATAGAAGATATGTATATGAATATGTCTAAGTTGGATAGTAAACCAGATGAACTTAGAATGATGTTACCACATAGTACATCAGCACAAGTTTATATGACAGCAAATATTAGAGAGTGGAGACATATATTAGGGTTAAGATGTAATAAGATGACACATCCAGCAATACAGCAGTTATTAATACCATTATTATTAAAATTTAAAGCAGATATGCCGGAATTATTTAATGATGTAGAATATAACACAGAATTTCCTGAAGATAAATATGCAGAATTAAGAATAATGGAAGAGGTATAATTATGATAGAAAAAGTATGTTTACCAATTAAGAATTATAGCAGATGTGCTTATGTTTGTAACGAAACATATTTTAATTATATATATGATAATAAACTATATACAGGTGAGGGGTATCAAGTTATAAATGATGATATGGTATGTAATATGGAAGAATTAATAACATATTGTCTAACATATAGTATTGAAATAGATATACCAGATGGTTATAATGTGACAAAGTTATATAGTATAGTATTTGGACAAGGTAATTTTGACCCTGATGATAGATTGGTTTCTACTTGTGAGAGTCATATAGTATGTTCAAGTACTGATGAAAAATATATAAAAAATAAATTTAAACAGATGTGTAAACATATTAGAAAGAAGTCAAGTAGAAAACATAGAAAATGGTTTTGTTGGCATACAGAAGATTTTGCATATAATCAAATAATACATTCATATAATTTATGTGAAAGTTATTTAGTTAGAAAAAATAAAGATATAGAGGTAGAAGTAAAATGAGCAGTTTATTAGGTAGAGATGAAATACGTAGATTAGAAAAGGCGGCTAGAGATAAGAACAAACAAAAATTAATTGATTGGGTACGTCAATTTGAGCATCAGTTAGATACTTTATTGCGAAAAGATTATGAGAAGATGTACCAAGAAGAGGTTAATTTTTCAATTCAAAACTTTATAACTGCTGTGGCATATTCTCTATATTTCAGTGAAGAGAACTATATAGATAAAGATAATTTAGCAGATTTTATGTCAGACTTATTTGTAACAGTTGATATGTTTAGAACAGGGGAGTATAAACCAGAAGATTATAAAGAACAATTAGCTGAGGAACGAATATATATAGAAGATTATGATTATAATGGTATATATAAAAAGTTTTTAAATATATTTGATACTGATTTAGTTAAATTTCTAAAGGGCAAGTATAGAAAAATAGTTACAATATGTGGAAGTCCTAAATTCAGAACCGAAATAAATGAAGTGCAAACTAAATTAACTATGCAGGGTGATATGGTATTTACAGATGGGATTGAACAGCCCGATGCAACTATATTAGAGGAAGAAAAACAACAATTAATAGATTTACACCTTGATAAAATTTTAATATCAGATGAAATATATGTTGTAAATAAAGATGGTTACATAGGTGATATAACCCAAAAAGAAATTGATTTTGCAAAAGAACATAATAAGGTAATAAATTATTTAGAACCAATAGATTAATATTAGAGAGGAGGTAATATTATGGATAGAAAGCAAGAAATATTTAAAGAGTTAAAAAGACGAATGAATTATTTACAAGATGAATTAGGATATGAAGTATTATTTATAGCATTACAAGGAAGTCAAAATTATAATATGGCTATTTATATGCCTGATTATAAAAGTGATATTGATTGTATGGCTGTAGTATTACCTTCATTCGATGATTTTGTAGGAAATAAACCAGCTGTATCAACTACATTAGTATTAGATAATAATGAGCATATTAATATAAAAGATATAAGACTATATTTTGAATTAATGTATAAGCAAAATCCTCAATTTTTAGAGTTATTATTTACAGATTACAAGATAGTAAATAAAAAATATAAACAAATATTAGAGCCACTATTTAAGAATGCTGAGAGGATAGCTAGTTATAATAAAATAAAATTATATAATGCAATATCAGGTATGGCACAGGAAAAGTTTAAGGCATTAGAACATCCATATCCAAGTATAGTAGATAAGATTGATAAATATGGATATGATGGAAAACAATTACATCATATAATAAGACTATATCAGTTCCTAAACAATTTAATTAATGGTATGTCATTTAAACAATCATTAACATATTTTGAAGATGATATAAGATTAATGTGTGTTAGAGCTAAATTAAATGGTTATACACTAGAAGAAGCTAGGATGTTTGCCGATATGTATTCAAAAGATATACATAATATAAAAGATTTATATTTAACAAATAATATAGTAGATATAGACAATGAAGTAGTTAATATATTATTAGATATAAAAACAAATATATTTAGACAGAGTTTTAAAGAACAACTATTACCTAAATATGAAGAACCATATAAATTATGTCCAGACCAGTATAATAAAGTATGGGTAACGTCAGATAATCATTTCGGACATAAAAATATTTTAAGTTACGAAAACCGAGTAGCTAAATTAAAAGTGTCAACAGTAGCTGAACACGATGAGGAATTGATTAAAAGATGGAATGGTATTGTAGGTAAACAAGATTTAGTATTGATATTAGGAGATTTTAGTTTTAAAAAGGCTGAGGAAACAAATGAATTATTAAGGCAGTTAAATGGGGACAAAGTATTAGTTAGAGGGAACCACGATGTATTTTTAGATGATAAAAAGTTTGATAAATCATTATTCAAGGCAGTATACGACTATAAAGAAATAAAATATAGGGGGCAAGAGATTGCACTAATGCATTACCCTATTCAGGATTTTAAACATCAAAGCAGAGAAGTAAAACCAGCAGTATTATTGTTTGGTCATATACATACATTTAGAATGGAAATACCGAAACATAGTTTTAATGTTGGTGTAGATGTTAATGATTATTATCCAGTAGATATAATAGTAGCAATATCAAAAGCAATTAATAATAAGGGAGGTGTAATAAATGGCATATGATAATGAACCGGTAATAAATCCAAAAGTATCGCTACAAAGAGATATTAATTTTATCAACAGTGAAATAATAGCACAAAATGATGATGGCACATATACCAAATATTCAAATGCTTTAAAAGCAGTTTCTGTAATTGGAATGACTAAAGAAAATTATGTAGATTTTTGGACTAAACAATATAATAAGCCTAAATATGCTAATGAGCAACTTAGTGATGAAGAAAAAGAAAGATTAGCCACAATATTAACAGTTGTAGAAGAAAAATTTGAAAGTGGTTTAACTGATAAAAATACAATGATTAATTTGATACAATCATCAAATGATTATACTAAGGATAAAATGCACGCATTAGAATTATTAGGTATACATATTAAACCAGTAAAGGGGAAATAAAATGGATGATAGTTGGTTAGATAAAATAGTAAAATGTCCGTGGTGTAAACAAGATGTACGAGAGGGCGATAGAATTTGGTTAGATGGTGAAGCGTTGTGCCCACAATGTTATCAGCATAAAAGATATAAATATTATGATAAGGGAGATAATAATGATAGAGATAATTAAACACGGTAACACTAGAAAACAAATAGAATGCTTGAGGTGTCATTGTGTATTTATGTTTACGAAAGAAGATATTATTTATGCATTACGTAAGAATTTAAAATCTACTGTAATATGTCCAGAGTGTTTGTATAATGTAAATATATCAAATGCTAAGGAGGTAGAAACTAAGTGATACATCACGGATTTAAAAAGGGTAAGAAAGTATTTGTAATATTAAATAATGGTCAAGAGCTTGTAGGCAAATTTGTAGAAAGCACTAGTCAGTATTTGATATTAGATACAGGAAAAATAAGATGGGCAAATATAAGATGCACAACAATAAATAAGCAAAGGGTTACAGATATTTAGGAGGCAGATAAATGGAAGATGATAAGGTATATGCAGAAAAATTATCAGATAAAATGAAACGATTAGAGAATCTGGTTAATTATACATTGGAAAAGAAAAAACCAGTAATATTAAGAATAGATGGTAGGTCATTTAGTAAATTTACTAAAAATTTAGATAAACCATTTGATGCAGATTTATCTAGGATGTTTCAAAATGTATGTAAAAATTTACATACAGAAATGGATAATGTCAAATTTATATATTCAACATCAGATGAAATAAGTATATTATTAACTGATTGGACAAATGATAATACAGAAGCTTGGTATAATTATAGATTACAGAAGTTAGTATCAGTAGCATCTTCAGTAGTTACAGTTAGATTTAATGAGCAAATACAAGATACAATAAATGATTATGTTAGAAAATTTACATCAGAACCATTAGAGTTGAGAATGTTAAGAACTAAAAATTTTCAAGAAGGATTAGATGATATGTTCTTCTCAGATGAGGAAATTAAATATAGTATATGGTTAAGAAAATTATTTAAGGCAGAATTTGATTGTAGGGCATTTAATTTAGATAAAGATGATGTAGTACCATATTTTATATTCAGGCAAAAAGATGCAATTAGAAATTCAATATCGTCATTAGCAAATGCAAATTTTAGTCATAAATTTTTAGAAGGCAAAAATCAACAAGAAAAGATAGATTTGATAAAAGAAGCAACTGGTATAGATTGGAATGAACTATCTACAATACAAAAGATGGGATTTGCAGTATACAAAGATGATATGACAGGACAATGGATAGTAGATGATAATATACCAGAATTTATGATAAACAGAAATTATATACAAAGATTTTTAGATTAGGAGGTGCATATGGAAAAATCAGATTTAGATGCATTAGCAGATGTAACAAAAAGAGCTACTGATATACATCAAATTTTAAAGTTAACAAATATAAAAGGGGAAAATTATTTACTAGAGTATAAACTAATCGATTTATTACAAATACAATCATTAGTTAAAAAGTGCCCTAAATGTGGTGAGTATTTTTTTCCAAATCCAACAACAAAAAGATTACAAGTATATTGTGGGGCTGTATGTAGAAATGTAGCCACTAATGAGCATAAGTATGTAAAACATTTAGATAAGTATCAAAGACCAGTAGATTTATTACGTAAAAACATATATGAACGAAGATATAGGGCAAATAGAGATGATAAATATTTTAATGAAGCTGACTATCAGGCAGTATTAAAAAGATTAAAAGTATTAGTTAAAGAGAAAAAGTATATGTCAGACGAAGAATATTTTAATAAATTAGATGATATAACACGAGATTATGAAACAGCAGTAAAAATACAAAAATATGGATATAACAAATAATAAAAGGGGAATGTAACAAATGTTAGACAGTGATTTAAGAAACAAATTATACAGTATTGATTTAACGGATATTAAAGAGGTACAAATACGCACAATAGGATTATTAGACGTATTTGGAAAAATGATAATAGATGTTTCTTATAATAATGGTGCCGAGAATAGTATTGAGATAATAAGTCCAGTACCAGTAGATATTGTAAAAGATTGGCTAAATAAAAATAATCTACTAGATAAAACTGTATTGTATAAGTTTTAGAATAGGAGTAGATAATGTTAAGTAAGGATAATAATATAAAGGATAATCCTAGATTGAAATTAACCCCAGAAGAAAGAAAAAGGTCACAGCAATTAAAGGTAGTAAGAACAAGAATA